CTGCGCGGTTCACAGGCTGCGGCTCTGGCGTTGGCACGCCGAGCCTGATCTTGCCTGACTGGATGGACTGGAAGAGCGGCTCCCACTTCTCTGCGTAGACCTTGTCAGCGTCGTACTCGTCCATCGTTGCGGCTAGTGCGGCGCGGTTGATCTCGCCGCTCTGGGTCGCAATGTAGTTGAGGTGGAGCGCCTCTAGGATCTCCAAGACATTAGGGATGAAGGCGAACGACTCGTGGAAGTCCTCCCAGTGAATCTGACCTGCAACGATGTGACCGTGATCACGCACTAGCTCTGGCTGCGCGGTGTGATTGCTGACGATGACTGGCGTGCCGACGCTCTGTGCTTCGATGACAGGCAGCCCAAACCCCTCAGAACGAGAAGCCAGAAGCAGGCAGTCGGCTGATCTCATTAGGCGAGCCACCATCTCTGCCGGTACGCCAGCGCGCATCTGCACAGAGTTCACCCAGCGGATTCGATCCTCTGGAGCGCCGAGCGCCTTCAGGAGTGGGATCAGGTTGATGCCGTCCATATGGCCCCACTTGTCGGTGTGCAGGTAGAGGTAGGCATCCTTGTGGATGCGGCGAACATCGTCCAGGCGTGGAGCATCTCAGGGAACGACTTGCGCTTCCCCTTGTTCATCGCCGTGATGATGGTCAGGTGCGCGTCCTCTGGCACGCGGAGCAGGTCTCGGACTGGCTGCACATCGGCATTCCAGATCGAGCGGTCAATGGCGTGAGGGATGTAGGTCAGGCGGTCTCGTGGTACGCCAGCCTCTAGCAGCAGCTGCTCGCCGTTCTTGCTCATCGCCACGATGTACTTGTTGCCACCCTTGATGCACCACTCAGCCACGCGGCGTGGCACAGGCGAGTGATCAACCGGCACCCAGCAGACGAGCGGCAACTCGTGCCAGCCATCGGCTACGCCAGTCCACACATCAAACAGGGTCAGACCAAAGCCACCGTCACGAGCAGCCAGGGCGATGTTCTCTGGCCCTGAGTCGTTGGCGTACTTCAGCAAGCCCTCTGCGTAGATCTTGATGCCGTTCCACTCCATATTCACAGGAGCGCCTTAGTTGGCAGCCACGCTGAAGTCGTGACCTGCCGCGAGTGCGCGCAGTCCGAGCTGCGCGATCTGCGTGCCGTAGCCGGTCGGTGCCATTGGCGTGTTAGAGACTGCGACGATCTTTGCCATTGAGTCCTCCTACTTGTGCTTGGTCACCTTGCCGTGACAGGTCCTGCATAGCGTCCTCAGCATATAGGTCGGCACGATCAACGCGCCACCCTCAGCCAGTGGAACGAGATGGTCGGCGGTGAGTGGGTTGCTTGGGTTGTTATCCCTCTGGCCGCACAGTTCGCAGAAGGGAACCTCTTTGCGCTTCTGGATCGAGAGCCTCCGCCAGTCAGGCGTTCGATAGGGCGATGGTCCACGGTTGCGCGCCCACTCGGTCGCCTTACGCGGTCCACAGACATTGCAGCGGTCACCGTGCGTGGTGAGTACGCCACAGGTTAGGCAGGGGCGCTGCGTGCGCTTCACGCCTTAGGGAAGTTAGGGAGGCTCAGGTAGGGAGCGATGATGCGAGCGAGATGCTCGGTAGCGCGCTCCTCTGCGTCCTCCAGTTGTGGCTCTAGGACAGCCCACGCCAACTTGCCGAGTGACTCCTCAAGCGTCTCGGTGACGCGCGCATATCGAGCGAGCACTAGGTGCAGCAGCTCGTGGGTCAGGATGAGGCGCTGCTTCTCTGGGGTCTGCGCCCAGAAGTCGTGGCTGACGCGAAGGTCAGCGGTTGGCTGCTGGGCGTGTGCGTCAATGTCTGCCCAGGCATCAACATCGGAGGCGGCCTCAACGATGGTGAGTTCCCACGAGTCAACGCCAAGCAGCACCTGCGCGTCGGAGACCCATCCCCTCAGTGCCACGAACTTGTCCTGCGCCTTAGCCATTTGCCCTCCTGTAGTGGTGGAGCAGGAGTGGAGTTGCACCACTCGTTCCTTGCTGACCGGCAATAGCCGTGATGGTCGTGCAAGCGTCTACGCTGCCCCAGGTTAGACCCTGCCGATGGGAGGACTCCACCGGCAGGGCGAGTGACGGCAGCACACCAAAAGGTCGCGCCGTCGCCGACAAAGCGTACCGCATCATTCGTAGATCCTGAGTGGAAGCGGCGACACTGGACGGAGTGGGCAGGTGCGATCCCAGCAGGTCGGAGTCTTCTCCTCATCGCCTGCACACACCTTGCACATCAGATCAACAGCCGCAGCGTAGATGTGCAGTCTCTTGCCTCTGTCAATCTGGGTTTCGTCTTTGAGTCGATCATTGATCCAGTAAAGATCAGCGTCAGTGACGAAGGTGCCGCCGTAGTAGCGCTCTCGCGCCCAGTGGATGCTCTTGCCAAACTGCGGCATCAAGTTGAACAGTGCGTTGAGTTTGACTTCGAGCTTTACCGACCAAGCGGCACAAGCCTGCTGGAACTCTCGCTGCTCTTTGGTAGTTCCCTGATGATTACCGCCAGCACTCCTCTGCCGAGCGGCGCGAGTTGAGAGAACGCGGCTGGGCTTAGGTCGATGGCTCGGCTCTGACTTGTCCACGGTCTTGTGAGATCCCTCCTACAAAGACCGGCGCACTCATCCCTGACCACGACGGTCACACAGCGAGTCGGCTGGTCCTTCCTACAGACGCGGAGTGTATACGGTTTGGCGTAGTACGAGAAGGAGGCGACTGCGGCGTACCAGATCCTCTCTCCGCCACGGCCGCCCTGTGCCTTGGTGAGGTACGGAGTGCAGGTATCAACGCGCCCAAAGTTGGTCACGCCCTTGGGGCAGTGCGCGCCGTACCAGGTGGCGACACCCTGTGTCGGCACACCGTGTGGCGTGAGGTCTGGTCCAGTGCTGCCGGTGAGCAGCGCTAGTGCCAGCAGCAGCGCTGTCAGCTGCTCGTGTCCAGTAGGTCGATGAAGTCCTCAAAGTCAAGGATGATCATCGAGCGGCGCTTGGTGCCAGGTCCAGGTGCGTCGCCTACGACGAGCGCGCTGATCTGGCTGGAGTTGCCGAGTACGGATCGCAGCCAACCGTCGTAGCGCTCCGAGTAGGAGCCGTTGCCCACCTTGCACTGGATGGCGATCCAGTCGGACTGCACATCGATCTTGCCGCCGAACTGCCCCACGCGAACGCCGCCGATCTTTTCGGCGACCTCTCGCTCAAAGGCGTTGCCCTTGTTGCGTGCGCGCTTGCCGCGCTTCGCCTTGGCCTTGTTCTGCTCGTCAATGTCTAGGTCAGACATCTGGCTCATCTGCGTACCAACCTTCCCAGTCGAGCCTGACCACCATCCGAGAGGGTGAAGGCTGACTGATCTACTTCTAGGTGACCTGCCTTGAGCAAGTCTGCGATGGTCTTGCGGTTGAAGATGTGTTCGTTGAGAAAGAACCAGCCGTCTGGTGCAGCTGCATCAGCGTAGCGGATGCTCAACTTGGCGAACTGTCTGCCGATCTTAGGATCTAGGCACCAAGCATCGGCACCTTCCTGAATACAGTGTATGCCCTCATCCAGCTCGTCGCAGAGGATGCTGATCACTTGACGCAGGCCTTGTGCCGCCACTCGAAGCGTCGGCTGTCTGCTGAGATCACCAGTACGCGCTGCGCTGGGAAGACCAGCCGCTTAGGGTCGGTGTAGTCAATGACCTTGCCGCACTCGGTGCAGTCGGTGACTGTCCACACAGGAGCCTTCGCCGCGCCGTTGCGCTTCGCCTTTACGCCTGCCATTGCAGCATCCTCCAGATCCAGACCACGGTCGCTGCCGTAGTCAGCAGGAAGATAAACGACGGTACGACACCGATGCCGCGCTTGATACTAATCGGCAGCGAAGCAAAGACCACGAGAAACAGCGCCGTGTTGATGACGATCAGCGTCACGCCCACATAGGCGAAGGCGCTCATAGGTCAGCCAGACCTGAGAGCAGCGCCATCCGGTCGTTGGCAACCTCAATGGCTCCCTCAATCGTTGGCGCTTGAAAGGTCAGTTCTGTGCCTTGTGTGTCGGTTAGAACGATTGTCCAGGTCACCTGATTCTCCTGATCGGCGAATGGGTGTTCGACTCGCACTAGTCCGTCGTAGTGGTAGCCGAGCTGTGCGGCGCGTGTCTCTAGTTCGGTCAGGTCAGTATTGCTCACGATTCCTCCTCATAGGATGACTGCCAAAGACCGTTATTCACCATATGCTTACGCAGGATCGCGTAGGAGTCCTCCGCTGTCAAGTCTGTTGTGTCGATCTGCAAGTCGTACTCGGTCTGGAGGTAGCTGAACTCGGTCACATCGCTGACCCCTTGCAGCACCCCACGCCGCTGGGTGCGAGCCTCCGCCGTAGCGTGGACTCTGACGATCACGATGCCTGGGATGTGGTGCCGGAGGTAGTGCGCCTCTAGCGGCAGCCGTACATCGTCTACGGCGACGAGCCGGTTGGCGCTCTTGACCTTCAGATACTCGGCGTGCCACGCCTTGATCCAGAACGATGCGTCTAGCTCGCGCAGCTGCGCGCCGATCTCCTGCAAGATCTCGCGGCCAGACACTTCGACATCCAGTCCTAGGCGACGCTGGCTGTAGTGCTTACCCTTGTCAAAGTCTTCCCCATAGCCCAGTGCAGCCACCGTGCGGATCGTCTCCGCAATCGGCAGCACCGTATACGGATGCACGCGACGCTGCTCCAGCATCGCCGCGAGCGTTGACTTGCCAGAGCCTTGCGGCCCTACGAATGCAATGTTCATCGGTTGACCCTCCTGAGGTAGTCGATCCACATATGAACGCGCTGTGGATAGCGCTCAAAGAATCCGACGGCTCGGTTGCAGGGTGAGCAGAGCAGCGCCCTGACACACTTGCCGCACGAGATCGGCGATCCCTTCTTCCTGCCGGTACTGAGCGTCTCGTAGGTGCAGCAGCGCGGATCGTGATCCACCGTCACTGCTCTCGTCTCGCCAAAGCGGAGTGGCTCCTTGCACGCTCCGCATCGATCAGACTGCTCCAGCCGTAAGGCCGTGTACTGCTCCATCGTCATCCGATGGTTGTACAGCGTGTACTTCAGCACCCTCACAGCTCGCTGCTCAAAGGTCTCTCTCTCCCTGGAGGCTCTCGTAGAGAGTGCGTGCTTGTTAGGCTCCTCTTGCTTACGCATTCTTCTTCACTCCGAGAATCTCTCCGATAGGCAAGAGCCGAGACTTTCCGTCTCGTTTAGAAGGGGATATAGGGGTAGTTCTGCTCTGCTCTACTCTGCTCTGCTCTGGTACCGTTGACTCCCCACCTTTTCGTGCTCGCCAACTTTGCCCACGCGAAGTCGAGGTTGGGTCGACTTGATAGCGAGAATAGTTCGACACTGCCACGACACCGTCTCCAGATTCAGTCAGAAGGCCCACCTGGATCAACTTATCCACAGCCCTTCCGAGCCGTGAGCCGATGACTGACTTGGCGTGTTTGCGATTCTTGTAGACCCCACCGGATCGCAGCGTCTTGACCTCAGCGATGAGGGTTATGAAGGCGCGGAACTGCGTGTCGGTTAGAGCTGCGATCTTGTCATCCTTGTGACTGTTGACATCCCACTTGACCCATAGGCTCATCTCGTCCTCCGCTCTGTGTTGGTGGCTGGGAGAGGTGGAGGTCGCCAGTCTCTCCCAGCCGTAGCTGATGCCGTTGACTAGAACGGCAGTTCCTCTAGCGCGGTCTCTAGCGCAGGGTTGCCGGCGTGCAGGCCCTTCGCCTTGGCGGCAAGCATCGCCTCACCCTCATCGCGCACCTGGGCGTTGACCCACGCGATGCTCGGCTTCCTCTTGCAGAAGTCGCCGTTCGACTTCAGAGAGCAAGCGAAGAAGCCCTGATATTCCTTGCCAGCCTTGCTGACACCGGCAGGCTTGAACGACCAGGCGGTGCGGTGGTCTGGGCATTCGCCCTCTGCGAACAGCATTGCTGCCGCTACGGCCACATCCGTGGTCAGAACTGACGGCTGAGATGCCCTCACAGAATCAACGGAGACAGCCCTAGGAGCCACGGAGAGGCTCGCGCCTGTGCCAGACGCATAAAGAGACCGCCCCACGCCAAGGAGAGCCGCGCAGCGGCGAAGAGCGTCGCTTGATGCCTCCTTCAGAGGCTCGTCGCTTTGACCACCGTTGGGGTAGCCGTAATCTTCCTTGGTCGAAGCAACGCCATCCACTCGGATGGTCAGCGTTCCCTTGATCGCCTTTGCGGTGCTGTCGACCACGACGCTCTCAAAGTTCCACCCAGTGATGCCCAAGACATCGTCAAGGCGCTGAGCTACGGCTCGTGCATCTGCGTAGGTGAAGGTCATTCCGCCGCGCCCTGGGCGCTGCTTCAGATCCGTGCCGGTGAACGGTGCGGCCAGTGCCGCTGCGATTTGCTTACTCATTCTCTGGTCCTCCTAATACTTCTACTGACTCCAACTTGGCGACTGGCAGATTGCGTGAATCTGCTCGTGCGATATGACCGCTCTCAAATACCGTACCGATCTTTACCTCCTCTGCTTCTGCGAAATACTGCTTCGCCTCCTTGACTCCTAACAGCCACGCCTTCTCGAACCGCGTGGCACTCGGCGTGCCGTTGCGATCCTCACCTGCTGCGAGCTGCAAGTGGACGAAGGCGTAGTAGTCAACCCTCTGATGGTCGGTGATGTAGTCAAAGACGCTGACTGGATCGGTTGCCCACGCAGCCTTGCTCCACGCCTTCGTCTTGACATCGACCTTCAGACCGCAGACCTCATAGTCGTGCGTCGTGGCGTTGATGAACTTGAGAGGGATGCGGCGCTCTAGCACCACTGCCTCAAAGACGGCCTGACCAACGCAGCCAGTCCAAGTCGTATTGCCGTCAGCCTTGTCCTGCCGGAATCTCAGTCGCGCCGTTGAGCGCGCTGCCTGATACATCTCTTCAGCCCTGACGATGATTGCTGGAGTAAGTTCTACTTCAATCACGCTTGATCCTCCTTGCCGCCAAAGAGGCGGAATACTCGCGCCCCTGGCTTCTCTGAGGTGAACTTGCTGACGCTCGCTTCATAGGTCTCTGGCGCTAGGCCACGCAGGACATCTGCGATGCTCTCCCAGTCCACCTTGACGCTGCTCTTGTTGGTCTTCCAGGTGGCAAGCCAACCCTGACCCTTGACTCCTTCGCCATCGGCGATGGCTTCCTTGATGGCGATTGCCATCTCCTTTAGCGCGGCATCGGCAGCCTCTGCCTCAACCTTCGCTTCGATGTAGAGCCGCGCAATGTGATCCAGCTGCGGATCAGCCACGGCGTAGGTGTTGTTGCTCTGCGGCTTGACTTCAGCGAGCGTGTCGCTGTCGTTGCCGGTCAGAGGTGGCGGAGTCTTGGACTGCACCAACTCGC